GGTGGTAAACTTGACCCCTCTAAAAGCACTCCGAAGAGTGTATACGATATCCCACAAAAAGATCTCATCGCAAAAATAAAGAGCGGTGAGCTTAAAAGAGAAAGAGGTTAACACATGTCAGTTGTTGATGATTTAACGGGCGCTAGTAATTACGTCCTACAAGAGACCCTTGGAATGCTTGCCGATGAGGAATACACCACGGCAAAGAAACTCTCAAGCACAGGTATCGTTGGCACAAACAGTGATATCGATACCGAGACTGAGACCTTCATGGGCCAGCTCAAATGGGAAAAGCCATTGAACCCAACAATCAATGTTGCTTCATTGACTGATGACACAGATGGTTCTTACACCACTACTGCTCAGAATTACTTGAAGTATATCAAGACTGTTCGTACACACGGTGCTGAAAAAGTAAATATGCAAAAAGTCGTTACGCAAGTTGATGGCCTAGCCAAAATCGGTCGTGACTTCGCAACTACTCGTAGCCTTGATGAGCATAACGCCATCCTCGCCGTTCTCAAAGGTGTTGCGATGTCGGAAGCTCTCAACGGGTGTGCGGCTGGCTCAGGGGCCACTGGTTTAGGTGGTCAAACATTCGACAATGATCCTGAAGACCAGAAGTACGGCTTCTATGTTGACCTCGGTGCCAACAAGATCGTTACTGCTACAACCGCCACCAATGCAGGTGCAGCGCGTGCGGAAGGCTTCTTGAATGCTTTCGGTATGGCTTACAAAGATTACGAGCCTGCTTATGCATACCTTGTAGTATCTCCTAAAGTTATGGCTTCCTTGCGTAGTGCTAACTTGGTTGATCAAGATCGCGTAGTCGACGGTAACGTTGAGTTCCAAACGATCTTTGACGGTAAATTTCGCCTAATCACAACTCGTGCTAAGCAGTCCTTCGCTACAGCTGATCTTACTAAGCTTAATACTGGCGCAGGCGTTGATTTGGTTGGTACTGAGACAAGCTTCATCGTATTGCCAGGCGCGTTGGCAATGGAGAACCTTACCGTTCCTGAAGACGTTGAAATTACACGTCGTGGTGCTGCTTACAAAGGTGGTGGCGTCACCGATATCTGGTATCGCTGGGGTTACGTTGTACAGCCTGCAGGTTACGACTGGGTAGGTAGTGACAGTGAATTCGCTTCCGATGCCTCTTACGGCTTCGTTAAAGAAGATGATGAAGATGCTGGTCTATTATCTGCTGTAACCTCTATTACTCTCGATGCCACAGTTGGTACTTGGGGACGTAAGGCGACTTCAGCATTATCACTCGGTATCTTGCCGGTATTCCATAAATAATAGGTGATGTCTAATGGCTGCACAAAAAGGAATAAATTCGCTTGTATCCCTTGAGGAAGCCGAGACTTACTTCGCAGATAGACTGGATGCGGCAGCGTGGATTGAAGCTGATGCGACAGCCCACGCGCAAGCACTGGTAACTGCAACAGCGTATTTTGATACAATGGCATGGAGAGGGGTTATTACCGATTTGGAGCAGCCTCTCTCTTTTCCTCGCAGCGGCGACTATTACGATGCGAAGTATGGCACAAGCATTATACTCTCTGGGATTCCCGCGAGAATCTCTAAGGCTACCTTTGAGTTGGCTTATCATCTCTTGAACAACGACGGCTTACTTGATGTAACCGGCGAAGTGGAGAATTTTGAGTTAGGTTCAATAGTCATGGAGAATATCCGATCTCCTGAGAAACTCCCTCACATAGTAAGAGCGTTAGTTGACCCTCTTCGTGATAGGGTTACATCAGGAACTCGCATGGTGTGGCGTGCTAACTAATGCCTAATCTTAATACGTTAATCGACACCAACCTAAAGCTGGCTTTCAGACAGTTAAGGTCGCTCTCGCGGAGTGTGACTTTCTCTCGGAAGACAGTTGGTTTCGATTTCAATACAGCTGACGTAGATGTCGCTGAAACGGCGGATATTGCAGATGTTATTTTCCTCGGAGCTAAGAAGAGCAACAGAGATAAGAATATCAACAAAAGTGAATTCCTAGTGAAGACATCTGATGTTGTGGATCTTAAACTGTTCGATTCATTTACGGAAGGTGAAGATGTCTGGAGTATTGATACAATCATAAGAGATAATGGTTTCATAACCATGTTTATAGCTGTGAAAGGACACGCCGGTGAGTAAGTATCAAAACTTAGAAGCGGCAATCTTCAGCGTCTTTGGCACGGAGGAATGGGTGGCTGAAGGGATACAAGCTGTGCCGGATAATATTTCAGCCAGCTTCGATGAGTATATCCGTATATCCATCATCCCTTCAGGTAGTGCTTTGAATACTAATTCATTAAATGGTATTCTGATCATAAGTATCTTCACTGCTTCCAACACAGGGCCAAGGCGTGCTGCTGTGATCGCTGATGCATTGGATAAATATCTGGTGTATAAGACCTTCGCGCAGGCTGTCCAATTCGGACAAAGTACTTTCCAGCCGGAAGGTATAGATAAAGACGACATAACACTTTATGCTTCGTCATACACAATCACTTTCAATTTATTCGGAGAACAATAATATGAGTCACATTACATCAATCGGCGCAGGCCTCTTTACTGATCTTTCTGTTCACATGCCTTTAACCCCACTCTCTTCTGCTGCTTTGTCAGCTCTTGAAGATGAAGATGATTTTCAGGCACTTTACGCGTCTCCTATCGAGTCAATCGGAGGCACTGCCGCAACCAATGCGTTTGTTCGCATTAAGAATATCCGTGAATTTCCACCTTTGGGAACTCCTCCTAACGTTGTTAACGTTCCTCTGTACGGCAGTAAGACAAGCCAGCAGATTCAGGGCCAAGCAGATGCTCCCTCAATGGAACTTACTGTAAACTACGTTGCGGCTGAGTGGGCTGACGGCACACTTCTGGGTGATGCTATGGGCGACGGTACTCAGTATGTATTCCGTGTAAGTCTCTTGAATGCTGAGCCTGACGGATATGAGTCAGATACAACTGGTGGAGCTGCAGGCTTAGGTAGTGTTGAGAACTCTCAGTACTACTTCTACGGTAAGATTGAGGCGTTGCAAGTTAACCCTCAGTTGACTGATGCAAACACTGCAACAATCACTGTAACAATGCAGTCTGAGTTCTTCGGCGCATTTACTACTAACGCATAGTTGTAATTTGCTAGGAGTCGTAACATACGGTAAAGCCCGCCTTACCTCCTTTGATGTATGTCAGAGGCGGGTACTTCAGCATTACTTAGAGAGTATGAGCATGAGTAGACCATTCTGCAAAGAATTCGTGATTGAGAAAACATTCTTGCATATCATGCGAGCAGTCACGATCAGTTTAGACAAAGTTGTAAGTCGTATTCGCGAGTTTGAAGGTGACAGTGACAAGTCGAAAGAAATCCTTCAGACACTAGCCTTGCTTCAGTCGTTGCAAGCGCAATTAACCCGTCTAGAAACTCATTTTAAAGGAACAAAAAATGGCGAGTCTTAAAGAATTATCCGCAAAACGTATCACTAAAAAAGTAAAATTTATGGGTGAGAATGTTGAAATCTCAAAGCTGACCGTTATGGAAACAATGGAGATCCAAGAATTATCGAAGGAGCTTGAGAGCTCTTCAGATGATAATAGCGGGTTTGCTATTATCAAATGCATTCTCTGCAAGGCTGTTGAGGGCGCTGACGAGCTGACTGATGATGACTTCGATAACTTTCCTCTTGAAGAACTGTCAACCTTATCTACGCACATCATGCAGTTTTCCGGTATGGGAACTGAAGACAAGGGAAAGTAGCGCTTTCAGATGAAGAAATGGTTATGTACGAGCTTGCTTTTCATCTGAAAATGACTGTCCGTCAGTTGAAAGACGAAATGTATTATGATGAATTACTTAAATGGATTTCATATTTAGATCAACGTCCGGTAGATTGGCGTGCCGATGATAGAACCTTTAAGTTACTGCAAGCGCAGGGTTATAAAGGAAAACCAGAAGCAGCTTTCCAATCATTAGCTAGAATTTATAGACCAGTGATTTCTGCAGACGGAAAAATGAGTGCTAATATGATACAAGGCTCGGCTTTCTTCCAGAAAATGCTGTCGGCTAAAGGGGGTGATGATGTTGCAAAAACAACTCTTAGCAGCAATTCTCAGAGAAAAGAAGATAATAGTTGATAAAACTGTAGCCGCACTTAAGGCTGCTACTCCTATCGATACAGGTGAGGCACGTGAAGGATGGAAAACTGTAGGTGGAAGTATCGTGAATGGTGTAGACCATATCGATCATCTAAACCGTGGATCCTCTAAGCAAGCTCCTGCCCACTTTATTGAAAGAACAATATTTACTCAAGAAGGTGTAAAGCCTAACGGGAGTATCGTGAGAAAGAAGTAACAAATACCCCTTAGTAATCATGCTAAGGGGTATTTAATTGAAAAAGGATAGCGTATGTCTGGAGTAGTGATAGATGTAGACTTAGACACCAAGACAGCGAAAACGGAGAAGAGCGTAAATAGAGTTTCTTCTGGCCTACAAGGTATTTTAAATAAAGCAAAAATGACCAAGGCGGAATTGGACAAAGTATCCGCTATAAGTTTAAACAGATTAGACACCGCTACAAGCAAAACAAGTAAAGGCCTGAAGGAGATAGGGGTATCGAGCAATAAATCTTTCAAGGATGTGGATAAAGGTTCTAAAAATTCAGCTGCGTCGGTATCTCATGTGAAAACTGCCGTAGCATCTTTAGTAGCATCATTGGTTGCTTTGAAAGGCCTTAGCAGCTTTAATGTAGTCGCAGATGATTTAACTATAATACAAAATAGATTGCGCCTAGTAAATAAAGATACAATATCACTGATACAGAATCAAAGTAGACTTTATAAGATTTCCAGGGATACAATGTCATCTTTTTCAGATACAGCTGACATTTTTACCAAACTCAAAAAAGGTCTGAATGAATCGGGAAGGACTGACAAGCAATTTGCTGAGATGGTCAAAACTCTAAATCTCGCAGCACAGATGTCAGGTTCCTCGATCGAATCCACCAGAGCTGCCCTGGTTCAACTTGGACAGGGTATTTCGTCAGGTACACTTCGTGGGCAAGAGTTCAACTCTATGGCCGAACAGATGCCATACTTGCTGCACGGAATCGCAAAAGCCGCGAAAATCTCCGTTGCTGAGTTGCGTGAATTATCTGCGAAAGGCACACTAGACCCTGAGTTTATTGCCAAGTCATTGGAGAAGATGCGAAAAGCAACCAATGATGATTGGTCGAAGATGAACTTCACAGCGAAACAGGGCATCTCACAATTCAATCAAAGCCTTGGCTATTTCTTCGGCACACTAAATATGTATATGGGTCTCTCAGCAGCACTCTCAAGGCGCTTTCAATTAATGGCTAAGAGTGTTGATAACTTCCAGAAAACATTCACAACGCGTATCGAGACGCTTCGTTTGAAGATTTTTAATTTTATAAAAGCTTTTGACATGTTCACTGCGATCAAGATAACTTTTGATTTCTATATGAACACTCCTGTGGAGCTTAAACATTTTGCAATGATCTATAAGCAGGTAGCTAAGATAAAGAAGGCGATCAACAAGGTTAAGAGCATTCAAGACAAGGTCAGAGAAAAGACTGTACAGAGCATAGTCTTAGACCTTAAAGTCAAGGATGCAGAAGCCCGTAAGAAATCTTTCTTTGATTCTTTCAGGAAAGAAAAAGCTATAGTTGATGTGCAACCCCGCAGCGACAAGAGCTTGCTTAAGGAAGCTAAAGAGATAGAAGGTGCTATGTCATTCTTCAGCTCTTTCAAGAAGGGTTATTCTGATCTCTTCACGGAGCTTTGGCGTTTCCTCAGTATCACAATTTCGAACGTAGCTAAGCTAATCCCATATGTAACACTGCCTGTCGTAAATGCTTTCTACAAGGTTAAGATGGGAATACTGGACACACAGTGGGCACTTGACACCTTCGTTAACAAGAAATTAATGCCTGCCAGAGATGCAATCGCATCTTTCTCAGAAAAGCTGAACCTGTTCTCCAAGGGTGATAATAGATTATCTAGAGCTTGGTCACAAATGTTCAGAGCTGATGGCATGTCTGATTTTATCGCGAAGCTAAAGACATTAAATTCGGCCAGGTTAACTAAACCTATGAATGATATGTCTTATGTAATGAAGCAAGCTGCTAAAGAGAATTCATCCGTCTTCCACAGTTCTGTGATGGCTCTTCAAGGCATGGTGCGTTCAGAACAAACATTGCTCACAGTGCAACAATCGAATTTCGAACGATGGGGAGTCTATGTTAAAAGAAACGCTGCAGCCTTAAAGCAAGTATATGAGGATGTTTTGTTTCCAGCATTGCGAGTACCGGTAGCTAAGATATTTCTAACTGTTCAAGAGTATATGCGTACATATTACGACGCATTATATGCAACACTTTCGCCTGTCGCAGCAGCAAGATATGCAAATTTTTTCTATTCTATGTTTAAGAGCATTTTCAGTAAAATATTCTCCGGTATATCCTCAGTGTTCTCAAATGCACTGGAGACAGGTATAGATGAGAACAAGACAATAAGCTTATTTACAAAGATGCTTTCCAGAATGTTTAGTTTTGTTTGGGGCTTCTTAAAGACCTTGGCAATAGCAATCTATCAAGATGTATCAGCACTGTTTGTGCGTCTGCTGGATGTAATGTCTAAGACACTTGTGGTGAAATTAAAACAAGTACGAGATACTTTGCGAGGTGTCTTAGCACAAGCTACTGACTTCAATATCTCAGATGTCAACATAAGCTTCAACATTAAAGATAACTTTAAATCCTTGCTCAAACGTATCAGTGAATTCGCGAGTAAGTTATCAATAACTGAAAAGACAATAAAAAGATTTGCAGACAATGTATGTGGTTTCTTTTTCAAGATCTATGATAAGATAGTTGGACACTCATACTGGCCTGATACTATTGACGGTATCAACGACTACACAAAGAATTTAGACCGCGCTAAAGTGTTCTTGACTAAGTTTAAAACACACGCGATGGCTGTATTTTCAAGTGTAGCTGCATACGTCAAGGGGTTGAAAGGTGGGTTTAAAGAGCAAGTTATAGCTTTTAAGATTAAGCTTACTGAAGTGGATTTTGTGGATATCTCCGCCGCTATAGGTTCGCATATAGGCTCTCTGATCGTTGCCGGAATAATGCTGTCCCTGAAGGGCATGAAATATAAACTTATAGGCGCAGGCTATCTGTTCTCCTTCATAAATGATAGTCTCAACGATGTCTTTAAAGGTATAAGCGCTATGTCAGGCGCAGCGTTCGGTCGTGTTGCGGGTGATTTCGCAGCTAGCATGTTAAATGGTTTTTTAAGCATGCTTGATCTGCTACTGGCAGCAGCACCGACTTTTTGGAGTTCATTTACTGCAGGCTTGATCGGTAGTACCAGTGGCATCTCACATGCAATATATAGTTTCTTAGATATATTCAGCAGCAAACTCTTACAAGGCGTTGCAGCACTGTCAATAGCTTATGCACTCCTCACCAAGGACGGTGTGAAGAACCTGAAAAAGATGTACACTGCACTATTCTCTGAAATAGGGGGTATCTCTTCAATGCTATTCGCTAAGACTGTTTCAGCTGGTCCTGCATTGTTTGCAAGTAAGAGACTGGCGATGTTGGCGGTAGGTGTATTTGGAACAGCCTTCTTCGATAGTGTAAGTGTCATGCAAGCTGCTTATATCGGTGTACCATTAATGGCGTATGCGATACTGGGCGCTGACGGTGGACGCGCACTATTACTACGAAGCATTGTACTCGTAAAGAACATCCTACTGAGCATCGTTAAAACCACTGCTAAGTTTGCATTGGGTTCACGTTTCTCCATACTGGAAAACTTTTTATTGAAAGCTATGGGAACGAGTTCAGTTGCGCCTATCGTTAAATCTAAAATGGCGCTAATGCAAGAGCATATCATGATAGGTATACGTAATTTAAGAGCTAACCTATCAAAAGGTAATATGTCACTATCGGATGCCTTCTTCACGCGTCCAGGTGCTGATGCATCAGCCGGTGCTTCTTTTTTTAAAGCTAATTTTAAGCGTAATGCTTCGCTTATAGGAGCTGATATAATGGCTACCGCTAACAGTGCAGCTAATATACGTAGGCATAAAATAGTCTTACGTAAAGCTACACAAGGTATGCTTAA